CCAGGGCAGGATATTGGCCTTCGCACTGTCGTTGATGTGGGCGCGCAGCAACATCTCGTCCGTCGCATCCGCCTCGATGACGATCATCGCCGCATCGGTTTCAAGCATCGAGACGTCGTAGTCCGGCATATCCTGATGAGCGGTGCGGATCGCATTCCAGATCGCCTGGAACGTCGCCTTCTTGCGCGCCAGGATCGCCGCGTAGGATAGCTCCTCGATGACTTCCGGCTTCGGGATTGAGTTCAGATCGATAGCCATGGTCAGAACCTCGACGGCGCACCTGCGCCAAGGCCGAGCGAGACGGCCAGATCATAATTTCCGAAACGCCCCTCGGGGTAGTAGATGCCGCCATGCCGAAAGCCGAGCGCGCCAGCATCGGTGAGGCGCACGAGCTGAAGCTGGGTGATGAGATACTCAGGCTCCCATCTCGCCGCGGTGACGGCCAGCTCGTTGTAAAGCAGCAGCGCGATTTCCGGCGTCAGGTCTTCCGAGAGGAGCGAGCGCAGGTCAGCGCCGAAATCGAGCAGCATGGCGCGCGTGTTGATCCGGGTTTCCCAGATCTTGCCAAGCGATTGGGCAAGATGCGGAGCCCCTGACAACGGCTTGCCGGTCTTCGCATCAATCCCCTGCCTGTAACGCACCACGCCCGCCATGCTTCAAGCGCTCCTTAAGCTTCGTTAGAAGCCGGTTCGGATGCGCTTTCCTTGCCGAGCTGCTCGCCTTCTGGAAGGATATGGAGCTGCTGCAGCTCGGCGCGGGCCTCGTATTCCGTGAGTTCCAGCGTATCGCCAGCCTTGACGCGCCGGCCAGCGACACGCGACGGGGCATTTTCGGTGACGACGTAGCTGCGTTTCTCGTTCGGATCGGTGGGAATTGCCTCTGCCGGCGCTTCTGCATTGACTGGCTTCTTTGCCATGGTGTTCTCCTTAAGGTTTTACAGGGCCGGAATCGTCTGTGCCGGTCATCACGTCCTTGTGGACATGGTCCTTGCCAATGTTGACGTCGTCATGGGTCAGCTTGCCGCCCTTGAAATTGCTGTCGCCTTTGAAGACGAAGCCCTTCGGCCCCATCTCGATTCGCGCGCCGCCGGCTTCGAGAACGGCTGTGTCCGAAGACTTCGAAGGCGCGGCATGATCCTTGTCGTAGGTCGCGGGCCCGGCGATCGAAGCCGTTCCGGGCACACCAGATGGCGAAATCATGTTCATCTGCTCGCCCTCGGCTGGCTCGGCGTGGATCTTGAGATTGCCGGTGCGTGGCTCCTGCCAGCGCATCCAGGGCGAAAACACGTCTTCGCCCTTCGAGTTAACGCCGAGCTTCAGGCGAAGCATCCGCTTATCCGGGTCTTTCTTGGCGACCTTGCCGCTGAGCTGCGACATGGCGATGCGCCGCTCGGCCGCCTCGATCCGGGCCGCGTGTTCGCGAAGGGCGCGAGCGTAGGGGTCACGCATCGTCTTCCTCCCGCGCCGGGATCCACGGGGCAATCGAATCGAGGGCTTCCTCGCTGCCGAAGTCGATTGCGCCGGTAGTTTCGTTGTAGTGACCGGCGACGGCAGGGAAGACGGATGCGCCCAGATCGGCGATTACCTGCGTCCAGGTCACCGTGTAGTAGGCCATGCCCTCCGCCTGTTCGACCACGGTGAACAGTGGCCTGAGTTCCGGCGCTGGCGCCTCCTCAACCGGCAGAATCCCTTGAAGGCCCCAAAGCGATGCGGTTTCGTCTGCGAGGATTGTCAGCAGCCGCGCGCCGATCGCCAGTCCGAGATCTTCTTTTTCGCGTCGCTTGCCGGCGATGGCCGCTGACTGCACGACGATGTAGGCGATCCAGTCCACGGATACGAAAAATACGCCCTCGGCCCTGCGGCCCTCCCGCATCTTCGAGAAGCCGATGCCCACGCCTGGCGCTTTCACCACAGTCTTGGATACAAGCTCTGAAACGTCCACCTTACCGGGATGACGGATGATCTTGAGACCGGGATTGAGCGTTTGCAGGCTAGACACGATGGCAGCATGAACCGGCGCGACAACATCATTGTCCAGGATCTCGGCGAGTGGCTTGGGCTGGATGGTCATTGCAGGCCGCTCCCCCAGATGTCTGTCACCAGCTCGACCATTTCCCGCTCATTGTCGGAAGAGAGCCCGACGAATTCACGTGCCGGAACAGTCACCTTCTTCGCATGGATCAACTTTCCGCCGACGTTGAAGACCAGCGCCTTTGCGTTCTTGGGCGTGATGACGGCGCCATCCTGGTGAACATGAGCGAGTTCCCAGGACGAACCCCACTCGGCTTCGTCGGCAGAGGCAATGTTCGTGATGGACGAAAGCAGGTGCTGGCCGGTCGCGAGGAGGATGGACGTTCCAGTCCAGTTTTCTTTCCACGGTGTGCCGTCCGGAGCGGTCTTCTCGTCGGTGATGCGCCGGCGCGTCTGGCTTTCGCCCAGCGCGCCGATCGCCGTCATCATCTCGGCCGTGTCCGGATCGAGGTGTTTGATGATCTTCCCGATCGCGGCATGGAGATTTCTGGTTTCAACGACAAGGGAGACGGCGCTCATATGCTTCCGAGCCTCTTGCGCGTGAACATGCGTTCGGGTGCTTCCACGACCGCTTCGTTCGGGCCGATTTCTCCGACGTCATCGATGGAACCGGTGCCGCCGTCGCCGGTGTTGACGGTCGAGAGTGCGCCCTTGCCGGCGGCGATGGCTTCCAGGCGCTTGATCGCCTGGTCGTAACGTTCCTTGATGTTGTCGGTCGAGCGGGAGAAATCGAGCGCGATCCGGTAGAACGCGATGTCGATGCAATAGACGCGCAGGATTGCCTTGGCGTCCTCGTCCAGGCTGTCCAGATCTGCAGGGGAATAGCGGGCGGCGAGGATCGAGCGCATCTCGACCGTGGCATCTGCAAGACCGGCCGTGATGCGGACATCGTCGCGCTCGCCGGTCTGCTCGTCAGCAGCAACCAGGATCAGTTGGTCGCGGAAGCGGGCTTCCATGTCTGCGATCGTTGCATAAGCGGTCATAGTGTCCTCGTTCACCATGGGGCCGAATGCCGGGCGGCCAGATTGCCGCCCGGCCGGTTGCGCTTCGGCTGGGGTTATTCCTCGATTTCGACCAGGCGTGTGTCGATCTTCAGCTTCGGGTCGGCGCGCAGCGCGTTGATGCGAGCTTCGACCTCTTCGACCGTCGCGCCGAGTTCTTCCTCGGTCAGCTCGCGCGGCTGAACGTCAAAGGCGAGGCCCGCGCGGCGACGGGCACCGCCGGGGGCGGAGACGACAAGGACGGCGCGCGAGACCGTCATGTCCGAGAGGTCGGCAGTTTCATGCCCGACCTCAACGCCCTTCAATTCCGCGAAAACCGTTTCGGTCTGTGCTGGCAGCGGCGGGATATTTCCGACCGCGTTGGTGGCGGCAGCCAGTTTCATCACCTCAATCGCCTGGTTGAGAAGGCCGTCGCGATCGGCCTCGGCAAGCGCATTCCAAGCCTCGACGCTCAGGCCCGACTTTTCGAAGGCTGCGCGAACGACGTCGCCGAGCTGGACGGATTTGCCCTCGGCAATCTCGATCAGGGCAGGCAGCGTGTTGGAGCCGTTGAGGGTCTCATCGGCAGCGAGTGCGGTGGCGGGCTTCTTTGCCATGGTGTTCTCCTGGGGTTTTCGAGAAAGCGGCTCGGCCTGCCGTTTTCCGGAAAACCCCGGCCGCGCGACGAGGATGCGGCCGGAGTTCTTGCGCATGCCGACCGAGATCGGCAGCGAAGCGTGGATCAATCGAGCATCTGGGCTTCGATGATCTTGACGAGGTTCTGGTCCGTGTTGGTCGAGCCATTGATCTGGGACGACATCAGCACGTCGCGGGCCTTGAAGAAGTTCGTGTTGCCGACGATCAGATGCGTCGGGCGAATGCCGAGCTTCTCGCCTTCGTCATTCGTCAGCTCCTTCATTGCTGTGAATGCGGCGCGAAGGTTGGCCGACGTGAGATCGGCCTTGGAGCCGAACGCCATCTGCCAGAAGCCGAAGCCGGCGTTCACGCGGGCATCGACGCCGTAGAGATATTCGTCACGCATGAAGACGTGGTCGGAGGTCTTGGCGTCTTCCTTGGCGGTGAACTCATAGTCGCGGCGCTTCTGGAAGATGAAGGGCTTCAGCGGCATCGAGAAATCCGCAAGGATCCACGTTTCACCGCTGCCGGCCTGCATGTTGGAGACCGAGACTTCGGAGCCGGGCTTTCCGACCGGATGATCCGTGTCGAAGAAATACTGGCCGTCGTAGCACTCGGTCGAGAATGCCGCGTTGATCAGCTGGAAGAGCACCTTGTCCGGATGAACCGCTGCGCGCTGCCCCAGCATCTCGAAACGATTGCCGTAGAGGCCGAGCTTGTCGTCCTCGATGTCGTCGCGCTTCACGCCGATCGTGGCCTCGAACTTGCGGTTCTTGATCGAGTAGCCCTTGCTGGCAAGCGACTTGATCTGACGATCGCCGATCCATTCACGCAGGTCCGGGATGTCGCCGAGCCAGCCATAGGTCTCTTCCGAGGAGGTCGAGGTGATGATGGTCGCGAGCGTCGGGTAGATCGACTCGTAACCCTTGAAGCCGCGCTGAAAGCTCGTGTTGAAGCCGAGCTGCATCGACGCGAGCAGTGCGGGCGTAATGACCTTTGCCATGTTGTGAAAACCTCGTTGGCTGGATTAGTAGCCGACGCGGACGAACACGCCGTCAGCCTCGACCTGGATGATCTTACCGGCCTTCGACCGGGTGCCGCCGCCATCGGTCGCCGCGACCGTCTGATCGTCGACGACGTAGCACTCCTGCACCTCGGCTCCGGCCGTGATGGGGTCAGACGCCAGATTGAAGAACTTGAACGTTCCGCGCTTGGCGAGCACTTTTGCCGCACCGTCTGCGGCGTTATTGACAACGGTTTCCTCGGCGACGCCGACAACCGTCAGGCCCGTGGCGGTATAGCCGGGGCGCGCGAGCTTGGACGAGGTCACGACGAGCGCGCCCTGCAGGATCGTCGTCGCGCCCTTGACGGGCACGAAAGAAAAGACGCCCTGGCTTTCGACGATTGAGCGGGCCTTTGACATTGCGGTCATTGCTATCTCCGGTGTGTTAGGCGGGGGATCAGGCTGCGGTCAGGCCGTTCGCCTTGCGGAATTCTTCCTCGGTCAGGCCGAGTTCCTTCATGACTTCGCGGTCCTCGGCCGACAGCGTCTTCACACCGTCCGTCGGACTCTTCGTATCCAGGCCGGACGCGCTGAGCATGGCCGGGCGCAGATCGATCAGTTTTTTCACCTGCTCGAAGCCATCTTCGGTCGCGCAGAGTGCAGCAAAGGTTTCACGTTCAGCCGGGACGATCTTCTTGGCCTTCAGCGCGTCTTCGAGCAGGCCATCGATCTTGACCTTGCGCGTTTCGGCGCGAAGCGTTTCCAGCTCGGAGGTCGTGGTAGCCAGGCTCCGGAGCGTCTGCTCGTGGATGCCGGGATCCACACGCTTCTTCAGGTCGCCGAGCGCCGAAAGGCAGGAGGCTTCGGAAGCGTCTTCATTGAGGCCGAGGGCGAGCGCGATGGATTTCAGCATGGGTTTCTCCGATGAGGTTGTCGGTTGAGCAGAGGCGACGGCCGGCATGGACGCAGCCGGCGCGGCAACGAGAGCGGCGGAATGCAGCCAGAGCGCCTTGCCGAAATCGTCGGTCTTCATGGAAGGAGAAATGTAACGGTGCGTCCGCGCGGCCAGGACGCGGAGGCCTTCGCCTAGCCACTCGACGCGGCCGAAGAGACCATCGGATCGGGCTTCCAGCTTGTTGATCCAGCCAACGGCCGGAGCGGCATCGCCGAACAGCGCCTTCTTGACGGTGGCGTGATCCAGATCGACCGGGAGATCGATGGCGTCCGCCTCAAAGCGCGAGACCAGCAGTTCCGGATCAATGTCGAAGGCGCGGCCATCGCGGGCGACGAACTTGCCGCGCGGCAGGATCTTGATCCACTCCGGCCCATCCTTCTCCGCCTTGGCGGCCGGATCGGCCGCGTAGACGTCAAGCGTGGCGATGCCCGTCATCTCGGCGGCAATGCCGACGGGCTCGTTTGCAAGGCAGGTGATGTCGAAGCGGTTTTTCAGCATGGCGGCAGTGATGCCACCATTCGGAGAGGCGCGATGGCTGACAGGTGTCAGCCGGAGCAGATCAGGTGATCAGCGCCTCGTGACGCGCATGTAACTGCGAATGCTGTCCTCGATCAAGCCACGCCATGAAAATTGAAGGCTGTTTGAAGGCCGTAGGCGCGTTTTCCGGGTCCGGTCCCTGTCACGGGGCGTCCGGAGGGCTTTACGCGCGCCTGTGGGGCCTCTACGTTGATCGCCGCCAGCCGAAAGATGGAGGGGGTATTGAAGGCTATTCTTGCAATCATGTTTTGCGTCATCGCGACTTCAGCGCCAGCGGCAGACAATGCGACTGCGGGCAGAGAATGGAATACATATCGCGAGTTTCTGACCGAGCCCATGTGCGGCGTCGCAAAGGATACCAAGGCTTGCATCGCCACCCTAGACAAGTGGCGTAGAGATTTCAGCTGGGCAATCGACCCGCATTGGAACAACCAGCTTGTCGGTAGACGGAATATAGCCACTTGCCTGTTTACGGGCTGTGACGGTGAAGTGAAACGCCAACGCGTCCTTGCGTGTGCCTGGACGCGCGTCGTGGTGAAATCAGGCGACCCCAAGATCAATGCTGAAGACTTGGCGCACGAAAAAGCGGCTTGCGGATCATTGTCAGAAATGGAAAGCGCCGCAGCTTCGAGCCAGGCAGACCGGATCCTGAAGCTATTCCCGTAGTCGGATTGAACTCCGGACGTGCCGGCGCTATATTGTTCATCGCGTGGCAGCGAAACCCGTTGTCCTAGATGACCATTGCGGGGGAGCCGGCGTAGCCGGGGGCGGTCCCTGCCTGCCACGCTCATTTCCCCCACGGCCATTCCATTCCCGCCCGCTTCAATTGCCGTTTCAGTTCGTCACCGGTCTTCTGGTGAAGCGAATTGACGCGAAGGTAGCCGTTACCGGAAACCTTGATGAAGGCTCGCCAGATCGTCTTTCCAGCCTGCCAAAGCAACATGCGTGTGGCTTCGTCGCCCTTCAGCTCGGGTAGAACGGTGGCTTCGACCAGCATCTGCGGCAAGAGTGCGAAGTCGTCGATCGTCATACTGTGCTCGTCGATGCGGTCCCGGATGACGTCGGAGGGAATGGAGACGACTGGCGAGACTGCCTTCAGCTCGTCCTGAAGCTTCGGTGCGTGGCCTGCCGGCAACCAGGTCTTTTCCGCGCGGTGCTCGACCAGGCGCAAGTAAGGATCGGCCCAAAGCTCATCGAGCACGCGCTGCGCGTCACCGTGGTCGGCTGCTGCCAGTCGCGTGTCGAGCTGCTGGATCAAAGTCTCGGCGCGGGCGAGGCCGGGATTGGTTTGCCAGCCTGGGTCGATTCCAGGCGGAACGATCGAGACCTCGCCCGTGCGGCGGTTGCGGAATTCGATATCGGGGCCGAGATCCGGCGGGCTGTCCGTATACCAGATCTCGATGTCCGTCCCGTCCTCCCGCTTGCCAACTACGCGCTTTGTCCCGATGAGTGTCTTCGCCTCGCGCGCCGTGATCATGCGGACCTGGCATTTGCAGCCCCAGCCGTTCGGTGGCCAGTGGGTTTGCCAGAAAGGATCGTCGATCGGCAGGATCAGACCGACCCAAAGCAGATGCTCCGGACGTGGATCGGAGGAGGTCGTGCGGACATAGAGTGCGTAGGGCAGCGCCTTCTTCGCCCGCTGCGCGCGTTCCCATTGGCCGGCTGCGCGGGCAGAATTCATGTTGGCCCAGAAGGTCGTCTTCAGCCTGCGATCACTCGAAAAGTTGACCATCCGATCGGGGAGTTTGCCCTCCGGATCGGAGACCATGCGCGGCTGCCACCAGCCGAGCTTCGTCAGCTCCCTCGCGATCATCGGCTTCCAGGTGTCATAGCCCTGGCCGCCTGCCAGTGCTGCCGACATTGTCGAGCGGAAGGCATTGAGCACGTCCAGCTCAACGGCCTTGGCGACCGTGAACTTGTACGCGTGCTCCTCGGCCCAGACATCGAGCCAGGAGAAGGCCGGCGCATTTGTCTTGCCGTCGAAATAGCTTGTGACTTCCTTGGGAACGGCAATCTGGCCGCGCTTCATCGGATCAGTCCGCGATATCGCCGATACCGCGAGCGATCGCGGTCAGGCGGCCGAGCCGATCGGCAAGCTTCGAGACGTCCGGACGACGGGTTTCAAGCATCTTCAAAGCCTCTTCGAAGCTCGATGCAGAGTTCATGATTTCAAGGATTGGCGCAGTCACGGGATCTGCAATCGCCTGCCAGTCGGCCAGTGCATCGACGAAAATCGTGTCGAGCTGATCAAGCGCGTCCGGCGCGCCAGCCTCGGCGGCGAGCATGGCGTTACAGGCTCCGCAGCGGCACGATCGTTTGTGGTCGGTGACGATCGCGGATAGTGCTGCGACCTTGGCCTTGACCTCCTGTGCTGCCTTGGCCTTGTCTGCCGGCTTCTGTTCGGCGGGTGCGGGCTTCAAGCTTGGGTCCGGAGCGACAGGTGCGGGATCGGCGGGTTTGGCGAGCAGCTCGTCGTCCGGCTGCGGATCGGACAGGCCAAGCTTCTCGCGAACCTCGTTCTGGGAAACGCGAAGGCCAAGGGGGACGAGCTTGTCGAGAGCGTCTGAAAGCGCGGTGATGTCTTCCGGGTCTGGAACCGGAATCTCGATCTTCGGATACGTGTCCTGTGGCCCGAAGTTTAGATCGACGAACGGCTTGATCAGATCGCGGTTGATCGTCGCGGCGAGCTGCTTGCAATCGGCGCGCAGGATATCGAGGCGAACCTCGTTGTGGATCTTCGCCTGGCCGAGCGATGAGCCGTTGTCCGATGTCATTGTCTGACCGACGACGAGCTTCGAGATCTGCTTGTCCACGTAGTCGAGCAGGCCGCCGAAGACAGCAGCGCCTTGCTGGCCTTCAACCTTGTGAAACTCTATGTCCATGCCGACCGGGATAATGGCGGCAGCGTCATTGGCGATCGAGGCGACGGCCTTGAGTAGCGTGCGCTTGTCGGTGGCGCTGGCACCTGACGGATATTTGCCGACGCGAAGCGGCATCCCGTAGACTTCCGAGAAAGCCGCCCAATCCTGCAAAGTGAACTGCTGGATGATGTAGGCCCAGGCGGCCGGCCGGGCGAGACCACGGCGGAGCGGAATGCCCATCTTGGTGCGCGGCAGATGGCGCAGGAACTTTGCCTGCGGCAGCTCCTCGCCCTCGATCGAGCCATCGACGGCCAGGCGCAGATCTCGCAGGGTCAGGCGATCGAAGTGGAAGAACCGGGCGTCGCGGTCTATATATTTCACCGGCCGCAGAGCCTTGCGCTCATATTCCCAACACATCTCGACGCAGGCATAGGACTTGTTCAGCGCGTCCGGCAAATGGGCGCGGGCATCGGAAAAGCCGGCATCGTCGAGCAGCTCGTGGACAGCATCGACAATCTTCGTCAGCACGCCCTTGGCTTCGACCGTGTGCTCCATGCTCTCGATGCCAAGCCGGCGCGTCTGGAGCTGCGAAGCGAAATGCAGATAGCGCTCCTCCATTTCCTCGGCGAGCGTGAGATAGGACCGCGCATTGCCCTCGGCGGCATCGCGCAGGATCGTGCCGAGGCGCTCCGGCGTCAGGCCGGTGGCGACGCGCTCCTCATGGGTGCGCCGCACGCCGGCAATGGTTGGCGTCGCGATCTCTTCCGAAAGCAAGCCGACCTCGATCGGCCGGCCGTCCGGACCAAGGATGCTGGAGGTGCGGGTGCTTACCAATGTCGTCTCCCGTAACCGGAACTGAAATCGTCGTCGTCTTCGTCTGCGCCGGCCTTTTGGGAGGCGAGCGCGGAGACGGGTGTGTAGCCAAATTCGGCGGCGCCTGTTCCCGCTGCATGGATCGCCAGTGCGAGTGCCCAGAAGTGGTCGGCGTGACCGTCTGGCGTCCGCTCGGCGGTAAAACGGATGTTGCCGGAGGCAGTGACCTGTTTCGTGACCGATCGCAGATCTGCGCGGATGGCGGGACTGTAAGGAATGCGTATGCGCCGGTCCTCGATCTTGGAACGAACTGGATAGGCCAACGCTTCCTTGACTGCAGTTGTGAATGATACAGCCTCGACCGCATATTCGCCGAACTTGTCCTGCGCATCGTCAGCCCAACCGATACCGAGACCGGTGGCGTCAATGCACGACCTGTTGCAGCGGTTGAGCCATGGCCAGATGATCTTTTCCTGCTCGCTCTTGCGCATGTTCTGCATGGCTTCGACATGGCGGGTATAAAGGACATCGCCTAGGCGCTCGACGACCCAGAGGACGGTCAAATCCTTCTTGCGGCCGATATCGACGCCCGCGTACAATTCACGCCCCTCTATCGCTTGCCAGTTCACGGTGGTCGGATACTCGGCGGATGCAATAAGATCGTATTCAAGGAAGGCTGCGTCGTCGTCAGCGGCAACGCACATGTATTCCTGGAGAAAGCTTTCCTCGTCGGCCGCACCGCTTTTCACCCAGGCAAAATACTCGGCCTCGGTCATCTCCTGGCGTTCGTCATCGTCGGGCAATGACTGCTGGAGTTTGTAGAGAAAGCCATCGTTCAAGGCATCTTCAAGAGTGACACGGTGAAGGCTCAGCTTCTTCGGGTTTCCGCTCTCGCGCGCTTCGCGAACGAGCTGGTTGAAGAAGTTATGCGAACCGCGATGCGTGGAGATGACCTCCATGTTTCCGCCCCATGTGATGCCGGGATAGGCGATCGACCAGAGCTTTCGCGGATCTGGATGGAGGGCGAACTCGTCAAGAACGCGACTGCCACGCTTGCCGGCCTGCGCGTCCGGATTGGAACTCATCGAATGGATGCGCTTGGCGTTGGCGAAACGGAGGACATAGGCGCTGTGCTTGCCCTCTGGATCGAGCGCGACTTCTCCCAGATCCTGCGCAGCAAGATCGAGGATGCCAGACCAGAGTTTGCAGTCCTCCAGAAATAGCCGTGCCTGAATGTCGTCGCGCGACGAAACCCATTGATCATGCTTGGCTGCAATAAGCGATGTTCGGCCGACGGTGGCATAAGCTGTAGACCAGGACAGACCGATCTGGCGGCCCTTTTCCATCAGCTTCAGACGTGAATTGTCGGTAATCCACCGCGCCTGATACGGCAGCATGATGGCTTCAGGGTTTGCTGGTATGACCTTGGCGCGTCCCATCAGATGATGCCCAGACGACGATTGATCTCGTCCATGGTTTCTTGCGAGACGCCGGCTTTCTTGACGACTTCTGAGACAGCATCAACCGCCTTCTCCAGCTTCGCCTTTGCTTGGGCTTCCGCTTTCTCGCGCAGCTCGGCCGAGTGGCGCTGTGCCATGATGGTGTCCTTGTAGGCGCGGGCCAACTCCATGGCGTTTTTCGAATCGAGGCCGTCGCCGTCGAGCAGCTCGTCGAGCAACGTCTTGAGGAACTCGCCGAGTACGAGGTCGGCCTTACCGACTTCTTCGGGCGTCAGGCGCTCGGCAATGCCGGCATAGATGTGACGGCGCTCCTCAAGCTGCAGCGTCCGCTTCGCAAGGCGCATGGCCTTTCGGTTGAACGCCGAGCGCGAAATCGTCTCGATGCCCTTGGCTTCGAGGCGATCGTTGAACTCGAAATGGATGTCCGCCTGCGTCCGCTCGCGCTTGTTCAGCTCGCCGATCGCCCAGATGAGATCGTCGCGGGCTTCTTCCGGCAAGAGGTCAAGGCTTGAGAGACGTCCACGGCCAGCCATCTTGTTACCCCCTGATCGTCGGAACCATGACGCCCGCAATCTGGATGATGCCCTTGAGGTGATGTTCGCCTCGTGCGGTGAGCCGCGCGATCTTGACTGTGTCGGCCTCGACGATCGTCACCGCCTGCATGTCGCGCAGATAGGCATATTGCAGCTCGATCCACTCGCGCGGCTTGTCGATGAGGAGGCGCGCCAACAGGATCGACTGCATCCTGGATGACGATATCGCCTTGTTCTCTTCCTTCGAGAGTTCCTTGAGGATCGCGAGGCGAGCCTCTTCCTGGAGTTCGATTTCGATGCTCATTTTTTCCCCTGATCCATAAGGAATCCCTGAAGGCGAAGCGTTACTGCCGCCAAAGGCTCCAGACGCTCGTTCAACACGTTGATGCGGCCATTGATCTCCGCCATGGATAACTCGATACGATGCTGGCTATCCTTGCTTGGCAGGTTTGCGACATGCGCCTCGACCGCCTGGGTGCGTCGATCGTATTCCACCATCTTGGTCTCCACCTTCACGACCCGCTCTTCGAGCTTCTTCTCGCCGGCGGAAAGCATGTTCTTCACCACGATGATCAGGTTGATGCTGTTCATCAGGAGCGAGATCAGAACGCCGATCGCGGTAACATCGAAAATCATTTGTGATACTTCTCCGCCTCAATCAGGCTCTGGCACTCGATGCAGCGACGCGCGGCCGGCATGGCGGCGCGTCGTTTCGGTTCAATCGCACGACCGCATTCAATGCACTCGGCCGTTCCGGACGTGGCAAGAGCGGCACGCGCCTCGGCGATCGTGCGGGCGTTCTCAGCCTCGACATACTGCGCTGCGCGCTCGATCTCGTCGCAACGCTCGATCATTTCGCGGCTCCGGTGATTGCGGCGACGGCGGCGTGCTTCTGCACGAAGCACGCCTTTGCGGCTGACCTGTCGGCGTTCCAGAAATCGATCGTCTCCTGCTGTGTCAGGTCGCGATCGCGCGGCGGGCTGCTGAGCTGCGGGTCGGGCGCTGCTGCTACTGGCGGCAGATCGGGGCTTACATAGACCGTGCGGACGGTGATATCCGGCTTCGGCTTTTCAGCGGATGAGCAGGCGGCCGTGAGCAGCGTCGATGCCGCAAGAGCCGCCATTCGGTAGGCTTTCATTGTCTTTCCTCGCTGCCGCCCGGTCTCTCTCGATCTCGGCGATCTTGTCGGTTGCTTCGGCCTGCACCTGTACGAGCGCGCGCGACTGCGCGGCGAGCTTGGCGTTGGCCTCTGAATTGGATTGCGCGATCTGCGCTTTGCATTCGGCGCGCACCGCGCCCTCTGCCTTGGTGACGGCCTGATCGGTGACCGCATTGAAATTCTCGGATGCCTTGTAGATGAGGTTTGCCGCCCCGATCATGAGACCGCCGGCGGCGAGAAGGACGAGAGCCAGGGCAAGAGCCTTGCCGAATAATCCGGCGAACAGTGCGCTCATGTCTGGCCCCCGTCGGTTGCGGCTTCCGGGAGCGACGGGGCCGGCTGGTCTCGGGCCAAAGGGCCGTGCTTGAGCTGCGTGCGCATATCCAGAGATCCAAAGCCGCGATGGACGCCTAGGAGGGCAACGATAAGCGCGAAGGTGAGAGGAACGACGATCGACGCGAAGGCGATCGCCTTTTCCGATTCCCGGAACCCGGCCGCATAGGCCAGCATGTAGATCAGTCCCCAGGCGGCAACGAGTGAGCCGTAGATCATGCGCTTGGATGCGGAATAGCGAGGCTTCTCCATCAAGCGGCCTCTCCGATCAGCGCAGCTTTGATCGCGGCCATCGTCTTCTGTCCGACGATGCCATCGGCGGTGAGGCCGAGCGACTTTTGGAACGCGATCACCGCGCCTTCGGTGCCGGCCCCGAAATCCTCATCGATCGCCAGATTGTAGAAGCGGAGCTTCTGAAGCTGCTCCTGCAGATCTCCGACGGCTTCGCCCTTCATCCCGCGCCGCAGGACCGGCGCGTTCTGGTTGGCGGCGATGATGTCGCCCTGAGCGATCGCGAAGATGGCCTTGGCGCGCACAAGTTTGGCAGCGCGATCGGCATAGCCGTTGTATCCGCCATTGACGATCTTGGTGACGGCGCGGAGATCGTCGCGATCGGCGACGACGTTGATCCGCTTGACTTCCCAATACCAGATGGCCGACCAGGACGCCCATTCGCGATCGTCGAGTAGCTCCGGGTGCGCCTCAAAGTCCGGGGCGTTCGGATTGATTGAGCGCATCCACGCGGTGAAGGCGCGGTAATTCGCCCGACCCGTGACCATGATGAGGCCACGCCCCTTGTAGCGGACGCCATCGCCTGGGCGCACATTGCCCAGATCCTCGCGGTTCTCATAAGCGCGGCCGGAGGCATATTCTTCGAACGCGTTGAAGCTGTCGCTTTCGTGCGCGCACTGGGCGAGGAAGTGCGAGATCCGCAATGGCGTGTTGATGGCGAAACCATCCATCAGGGCCGGCAGGTTGTCGTCGATCATGTCGACGTGCAGCTTTGCCTGCGCTGTGCTGACGCCGCCGATGGCAAGCAGCGTTGCTGCGGTAACGAGGGATGTGAGCTTGGTCATAAGAGCGCTCCAATTCGATTGGAGCGACCCTGCCATAGGCAGGATTTTGTCAAGGCTGACAGCTGTCAGCCGGATCAGAAGAGACTACCTTGGCCGTCGTCTTCTTTTGCTTTCATGCGCCAGATCGTCCTCTCGGTCAATCCGGAAAGGCGCGCTGCCTCCCGCGCACTTTTGCCGCTCTTCAGAGCCTCGTCGGCACGTCGGCGTGCCGCGCGGAGGAGTGCTGCTGGGCCTTTAGGGATGATCTCGTCGCGGACACCGCGAAGTTTTCCATCGGGATCGAGGGTTGCGAGCCCCCTGCAAATCAGGTCCGCTTGCTCATAACCGAGCAGTTCGGTCAGCCAATGGCTTTTCGACGCGCGAGGCGGGATTGACACCCGCGTGCCGCCTACCGCTGACGCGATCTTGTAGGCAGCCTCATTGCCTGCGATTTCGGCGATGTCGGCAAGGATCCCGGGCAGATTGCTCATGACCGCCCCCCGGAGCTATCCAGCAATTGCCGGCGCATCAGCTCGGTCGTGACATCGCAAAGGCGTGCCTCGATCTTCCAACGGCGATGCGATCCGGGGCGGGCGTTTTGAAGAGACTTCAAAAGCGCATTACGGCGCTCTTCAAGGCTCTTCAAAGCTGCGCGATTTTCCACGGTCTGGAAGAGGTCGAGACTGCGATCGTGAACTGCCAGGAGCGCGCCCATCAGCTTCCCCCTTTCGTGTGGACGGTGACAACTGTCTCCTCGCGGAGGACGTATTTGACACCATCGGCGATGACGGCCGACGCGCCGTAGCGGACGCCGGTTTGAACACTCTCGCGGATCTGGGCGCGGATGACTTCGACATCGAGACCGTGGCAGCGCTCCAGGAAGCGCAGCACGGCATGGTCAGAGACCATGGGGTTAAGACCGGTTTCCTTCATCATGCACTTTCCTTTGCTGCGGCCTTCCGCACCGCAGCGCGGCGGGCGGCCTCACCGGGTTTGGCGAGGCGGAGATCGGACAGGCGGGTGTATTTCGCGGCCATGCCGGGCGGGAAGAAGAAGGTCGGCCGGGGTGCTTCGCCCTTGATGAAGACGAGCCAGATGTAATCGGTCGCCGTTGAGGCTTCAGGATCCCAAGCGCCCTCGATGAGAGCGATGCGTTCGGCAAAGACGCCGACAACGGTTGGCGGCGTGTCGCGGTAAATCCGATTGTAACGGCCCTGGCCGGGCAGGGCGTTGATGCGGACGAACATCGCGACGCCAACCGTGGCGATCTCCAGCGCCTTCAGCACGAACTCTTCCAGGAGATTGAATGGAGGGTTGGTGATGATCCAGTCCGGAACGACCGCGCCTTGTTCGACGAGAGAAGCGCGGGTCTGGAATGTGAAGTCGCGGAGCGGCGACTGGCGGCCCCAATCCTCGACGTCCGAATATTGAACCCAGGCGAAACTGTCGAGCAGGCCTTCGACCATGTGCAGCTCGCCGCAGGCCGGGTCATCGGCGACCAGGTGGGAAACGGAACCGACGATCGGGATGATCAGCTCCTCCATCAGCGCGCGGGCGGCGAAGGGCGGCGTCGGGAAATAGTCGAGGCTGGCGGCGGCCTGGTGGCGCTGGTTGGTGACCGCCGGGGAGGCAAGGCGGTGGTTCATGGTGCACCTGCCTTCTTGGCTGCGCGGACGCGTTTGCCGAGTTCGTTCATGACCGCGATCCACTGAGGTCTAGGGAGATCGACGGTGTTTCGTGCTAGGTCGGCAATGGCCCAGACGGTTGTCCAGAACTCTGAATAATGGAT